CTTCTCGGTCATTACTTCTTGCTGCTTTTGTGCTTGCTGTTGCTGCAATTGTTCTTGTTGCTGCTTCAGCATTTGCTGTTGCTGGTCGAACGCAATAGCTTGTTTGAGTGCCTCATCCCTTAAATATAATTGCCGTCTGTATTCCTCATCGGATACTGCAAACGGGTCTGGTATTGCTGGGACGTTAGGTCGCCTCTGTTCAGGAACTTTAGCCTCTAACTCTTCAAGCCGTTTCTTCAGGGCTTCTGCTTCCCGCTCTTTCTCTCTGAGCTTGAAAACTTTCTTCCCTACAGCCTCATCAAGTATTCGCTGCTGGTCTTCGCTGAACGTGATATGTTTCTCTGGGGTCTCCCCCGCCTCGGGTGCTGATTCCGAATCCTGTTCCTCAACAGAATCTTCAGTTTCTTCTACCTCCGTCTCTGTGGTTACGTCTTCCTCAGATTCGTACTCGTAGTTATCCTCTGGTTGCAGCTTGCTCATAATATGCCCTTTATAGGTAAATGCCCTGAATAGGTCAGGTGGCCTAAGCGCGATTATAGCATAGTGTGGTAAAAAGCAACACTTAGAGGTAAATTAGGCTAACTAATGGCGAGATACGCCACGGAGGATGTATGAGCGACTTGTATGAAGTATTTGAGACAGATGACCCAGAGCAGATGCACGACATACTGTTTGATGTGATAGGACAGCTAATAGAGGCTGACAGGGCCGGTGATGGCCCTATCATTGAGGAGTTGTGGGATAAGCTAGATGATATGGTTACAGAGCTAATTATGGCTGTTTAGACTATCCCTCGTAACGCACTAATAGCACCAACGCTTGATAGTAGGTCTGCGCTGTCAGCCTTTGTTGGGTCGAACTCTGCATTGATGGATCGGATATTTTCTGGCTTTGTGGAGATTGTGATATCTCCTTCATCTGCCGTATTAATGATTTCAATGGTATCGTAATTGCCCGATCTAACAGCGTCTCTAAATTCTTGACCGCTTTCACCGAACTGTAAATCTCCAGCGTTTCTACCGTTGGCATCAATCGTGTATACCTCACCCCTTCTATACCTTAAAGGATAAACAGCGCCACCGCCAGCAGAGCCAGCAAAACGATTAGCAACCTCTGGGTCTTTAGTTAAGAATCCAGCAATATCAACACCCTCTTCGCCTTTGTTAAACGCTGGAAATGGCTCAGGTCTGTTAATTTCAGTTATTTCTGGGCCACGGTAATCACCAGATTCTTTTGTGTAATCGTATGGATACATACCTTTGTAATATATATCTTCCTCAAACCCAAGGTCTTGCGCCCGCTGAATTCTGGCTTCTGGGTTCATCCAGCTTGGCGTTAGTTGGTCATTGACTCGCTTGGTATCTATCAAAGTGTCATCGAACATGACGTAATTACTAGTGCCTTCTCCTCGGTTTCTACTCATACCATCAAAGTATTTAATACCTTTGACTCCAGATGCGTTTAATTCTTGAGATGCCGAAGCAGGGCTTCTTCCCATTTGATCGGTGATAATCCTATATATATCTCTACCTCTTAGATCGGCAGAATCTCCAACACCAAAATAAACTTTAGAGCCAGTGTCTTTGGGTATATAACTTTCCACACCATTAAGAGTCAGTATGTCATCTAATACTTTTTTAACTTTTTCTGGCTGCTTGCTATATGGCGCGTCCCAATCTAACAATTCTTCAGGAGACACATTTAGGTTTACATCATACCTGCTGGCTGCGTCAGATATTTCCTGTAACTCAGGCTTGACTAATGTTGTATATAGTTTCTTTTCATCAGGGGAAAAGCCTTCTACAACATATTCTAGCTCATTCATAGTTTTTGCTTGGCTAATCCCACCAAGTATATTGTCAAGTTTTGTTTGGTTGCCAGCTAAATCATAAATCTCATTTAGATCAATTCCTAAACCATATTCATCTATTGCAGCAAAATCCCGTGGGGTTTCTGTGCCTTCAAATACGTTTTTGAAAAGAACATTCAGCTTGTCATCTACTTCGTCAACATCTAATCCTTTTTCATCTGCAAGGTCTAAGAGATTTTCTTTCCAATCCTTTGCGCCTTTGTAATCTATCAAGCCTTCATAGACATTCTTAAATCTATCTCTAAGCTCGGCTGTATAAGGAGTATCTACGTTCTTTTCCTTAAACCTAAGAACTGGCGAATTGAATTGATTGAAATACTCGTCTACTACGGTCGGATTTTCCGCAAAATACAAACCGTGTCCATAAACCTGCGCACCTTCGCCAGTACCAATCTTATCCATTGAAAACTGTTCAAACCTATGGGGAGAAGCATGACCAACAGGTATTACATTGCGCAACGCTGATCTAGCAGTTTTAGCAGCCACATCCCCAACAACAGGCACAACGCCCATCATGTTAATGCCAGCGCCAACCATGTCACCCTGCCCATAGGCTCTTGATGCGTCCTCTACGGCTAGTGCGTCACCAACCACTGGCAAGAAGTCTACTGCTGTTTCAACGCCACCAGCGGCATTGAGAAGCCCCTGACGGTATCCACCACCAAGACCTGTCGCATCTACTGCGTCGCGCATAAGATTGCTTAAAGCTGACCTGACTGTAGGTCTGGCGTTCTGCATGGTCTGGACGCGAGGAGATAGCTGCGTCCTCCCCTGTAGAGAGTAACGCCTATCCAGCTCTTGTTGGGCTAACTCAGCGACGGTTGGCAAGGTTAATTAACTCCGCTTCAGACATCATAGGAATTTGAGCCTTTATCATCTGCTCTTCCATCATGTCAGACATCTTCTTCTGGTTGTCTAACTCTTCACCCATAGCTTGAGCTGCTGTCTTGTCTATAGTCGCGCCAGCTTGCTGAGCCTTGATCTGTGTCTCCATGCGCTTAGTCTCAGCGTTGAAGGCATCTATCTGGTTGTCAGCTTGGTCGCCTACCGTCTGGCTCTGTAGCTTCTGGGCCTCCAGTTGTAGCTTCATCTGCTCGTTCTGGAGCTTCTGCATTTCTATTTGCGACCTAAGCATCTCGGCCTCGGCTTTCATCTGCTCAGCTTGCGCTAGAACCATTGCAGGGTCTGGTGCTTGCTGGCCTTGAGCCGCCATCTGAGCCTGCTGCATCTCCATGACTTCTTCTTCAGTCATCTGAGACTGAGGGATTAAACCCTGCTGTAGCATTTGCGACCGCTTCCTTTCAGCTATCTGCGAGGCCGCAGGAGTATTAACGCTTTGCAACATCAGGTCGCCAGCTATCTGCATGATGGAAGGATCAACCTGTGCTAGTGAGACAATGGCCTCAATCGTCTCTTCCTGACGGTTTCTGAAGCTAGGGCCAGCCTTGCAGATAACGTCATACGAACCAACAGACAGATCATTGATAACCACTATCTCACCAGTTTGGTTGTCTATCACCTTCTGGTTTAGGTCAGCCATGTCATAAGACTCATCTTCCCGCAGGACTCTGACTGTTCTATCAGTGTCGTAGACTTTAGGGATAGCGTCCTTAATCAACCGACCAGTAGCAGCGATGGCTATTTCCATTGCTCGGCTGTACTTGAAAGTACCATTGTCGCCCTTGTTCTGAAGCTGACGTATTGCCACACCTGACTGAGCGTTAGGGTTGTCGCCCATGTTAGCTGCAAACATACCCGCAGTGGCGTTGATCATGCCCTGCATGGATTGAGCTATCAGACTCAGGCCCTGATTGACCTGCGCCCCACCTTGTTGTTGTGGGATAGCAGGAAACTCTGGGTCAGGGTTAAAGAACTGTACAGGATCGGAGTTAGTATTGAGAGTCGCTATCTGGTCTTCATGGCCCGCAGCCTGAGTAGGAGTCATCCAATACTTAGCCCTTGGAGCTAATGCGCCTTCCTCAATAGACCGAGACATGGCGTAGTTCAATACACGCTGTGGGTCTAGTAGCTTCTCAACCACGCCCCAGTACAGAGTCTTGCCCTCGAATATCTTGTAGTTGCCGTACACAGGGATGACAGGAATTCTGTTGAACACAGTGTCACGGTCGTCTTCTAGCCAATCTTTATTATCAAAAAACCTTGAGCAGACCTTGTGTACCTTGCGAGTCCTTCTACGAACCTCGGTGACTCCTATCATTGCTAGGTCGTCTACGATCTTCTCAAAGTCCTCATTGACCTCATGGGTCTGACCGTTGGACATCATGACCAATTCACGGTCTTCTGACTCCACATAGAGAAACTCACCAACAACAATAGCCTCAGCCTTGTCGTAGTAAGCATCGCCCTCACGGTCATCAGGGACTGACTCACCCGAGCCTTCAGGCCATCGGTTTTCATACTCATCAACCGCCATCGGATGTAGGACAAAGCAATACCGTGAATCGGACTTATCCTGTAGCTCCGCAGCAGGGTCAAACCATACTCGGTCTACTGGGTTGCCAATCTTCTCAATCACAATATCCTGATCGAATGAGTTGTCATCAGCAAACTTCTGACTGACACGCCACGCATCAAAGCCACCAGTAACCATGCCTCTGGCTGCTTGTGCGTAGATTTGTTTGGCGTTGGAGATGTTTTCAATGTTGCGGATTAAGCCGTCGTAGGTAGAGGCTATGTCTTTAGTAGCATTGCCACCAGCGGGACTAACACGAATATCAAAATCTGCCTGTTCTATCTCTGAGGCTACCTGATCCACGATAGGATTCACGTTGTCAAAGGTGTAGCGTGGCTTGTTCTGGTTAGCTTCCCACCAGTACGGCTCCCACTGACCATCCCTCTTATCCAAGAACAGGTGAGACTCACGAGACATCTCACGGTTGTCGTGGTCTGCCTCCTGACACGCTGAGAGAAGATTTAACACACTCTGGTGGTCATCGTATTTGTCTTTATAAGACAGATCATCCTCGGTCATCTGTGCCGATTCTTCTTTCTCTTCGTATCCGTTTTCGTAGGTAGCCATTAGCCCCAGCCCTTAAAATTGATTTTGA